ATCGAGCTGATACCGATTGCTCCAGATTCCATAGTTGAAAACTGGAATTCTGATGGCTCGCATGACTTCGATGTGACCTTTGCCGACGGCAGGGCTGAAAGAGTAGACCCGAAATACATTTTCTGCATTAAAGGCATGACCCTTGATGGTCGGACTGCAATAAGCCCAATCAAATACATGGCAAATATGATCGGCCTGAGCGTTGCCGCCCAAGATCATACCGCGAAGTTTTTCAGAAACGGAGCAAGACCGGCAGGCGTTCTGAAAGCTCCCGGCACCTTAAGCCATGAAGCTGTGGAACAACTGAAAAAGAATTGGCAGGAAGCCCACGGTGGCGCGAATTCCGGCAAGCTTGCGGTTTTAACCGGCGGCATGGATTACCAGTCAATCACTATGAGTCCTGAAGATAGCCAATTGCTTGAGCTGATGGGCTTCAATCGCACTGAAGTTTGCGGGATTTTCGGCGTTCCACCCTGGCTGGTCGGAGCGATCGAGAAAACATCAAGCTGGGGCACCGGTCTTGAAGAGCAGGTCAGAGGCTTTGTTAAGTTCACGATCAATCCCGACCTTGTCAGAATACAACAGCGCATCGACAAAGACCTTTTGACCCCGGTCGAGCGCAAACGCTACTACGCAGAATTTTTAACTGAGCAATTCCTGAGGGGCGACACAAAGAGCCGCAATGAGGCATACAAAGCCGCCCTCGGGGGAACACAACACCCCGGCTATATGGCCGTGAACGAAATTCGCAAGCTCGAAAACCTGCCACCTTTACCCGGTGGTGACGACCTTTACAGACCCAAGTCAGACGGGAAGGTGAATAACAATGAACAACAGACTGAAGCTTAAATCACTGGCCAGACAGAAAAGCGAAATGAAAGCACAGGGGAACGAACTGATGCTATACGGCGCTATCGGCAGTTATTTCGATGAACTCGACGGCAAACGCACCGTCGAACAGATCAACGCCATGACCGGAGATATCACCGTCAGAGTAAACAGCCCGGGCGGCGACGTTTTCGACGGCATTGCCATTATGAATGCCCTCAAAACCCACGGCGAGAAAAAGGGCAAGGTTACGGTCATCGTTGAAGCTCTGGCCGCGTCAATCGCTTCTGTTATTGCTGTTGGCGCAGCTGATGAATTGGTCATGTCCGAGGGTTCTTACCTGATGATTCACAACCCCTGGACTATTGCAATTGGCGACGCTGCCGAATTTGAACATACAGCCGGAGTGTTGCGACAGCTAGCTGGAACCATCGCAGATATTTACGCCCGCAAGTCCGGGAAGAGCAAAGAAGATATGCAGGTGCTCATGGATGCAGAAACGTGGATGGACGCTGCCGCATCTCTTGAAATCGGCTTTGCAGACAAAGCAGACGGCGAAGAGCAGAGCGTCGCTTCAGCGTTCGACCTCTCCGTATTCAAGAACGTGCCCGAAGATCTGCGCATTGCCGCCAAGGGTGCGAAACCTACCACCATCAGAGATTTTGAAAGAATCCTGCGTAACGCAGGCTTTAGCCGGTCAGAAGCGCGCGCGGTTGCTTCTAAAGGCTTTGGCGCTCTCGATCAGCGGGAAGCTGAAGAAGAGCTGGACAGCGCGAAGCTGTTGGCCGCTCTCGAAACCGCGAAAAAAACTTTAAAACAGGAGTAACGAAAATGAGTTCTGAACAGATTCTGACCGCTATTAACGAACTGAATACCGTATTTCACGAATACAAAAAGACCAACGACGAGCGCATCAAGGCTATCGAAAGCGGCAAGGTAACCGCTGAACTGGAAGGCAAGCTTGCCAATCTTCAGAACGCTTATCAGTCTGCCTCTGAAACTCTGGCCAACCTTGAAAAAGAAGTTGCCGCGAACAAGCGCCCCGGCTTCGGCACCAACGAAGACCCGAAAGCCAAAATCAAAGAATTCGCTGCTGCTCTCGCCAAGTGGGATGAAGCCAAACTGGCGCAGTTTCGCAATGACGTGTCAACCAGTTCTGACGGTTCTGGCGGCTACGCGGTTCCCTCTGAACTCGACAGCGTTGTCGATGCCTACCTCATGGCTGACGTTGCAATGCTCAATATCTGCACGGTCAAAAATTTCGCAGCTGACTATTCCAAGCTTGTCACTATCACTGGTGGCGCTGTTGCCAACAGCCCCGAACTAGGCGTAGTCGCCAAAACCAATACCGGCACCATCGTCAAGGTTTCTCCGGTCAACGGCAAGAAGATCGCCAAGCAGCTGATTTCCGAAGAATCCAAAGACGATTTGATTTTCGATCCGGAAGGCTGGGTGCGTGAAAACATCGCAATGGTCATGGCTGAAGACCTCGAAACTGAACTAGTTTCAGGTCTCGGCGAAAACGGCGCGACAAAGGGCTTCCTGAAATACACCATGAGCACCGATCAGGATTCTGCCCGCGATTTCGGCACCATCCAGCAGGTTTTTTCCGGCAAGGCCGGCGCATTCCTCGACCTCAACACCACTACTCACGTCAACCCGGTAGACAAGCTTAAAGACATGCGCACCGCCCTCAAAGGCATGTATCGCAGAAACGCCCGCTGGTTGTTTAACCGCTTCACCGAAGGCGAAATCATGAAGCTGAAGGATGCTAACGGAAATTACATCCTGAAGCCCCAGGTCGCAGTCGGTCAGGATTCTCTGTTGCTCGGCTACCCGATGACCATTTCCGACAGCATGCCCGACATCGCCGCCGACAGCCTTTCAATCGCTTTCGGCGACTTCAAACGCGCCATCACCATTCAAGTCAGACCGGGCCTTTACATCGTTCGCGATAACGTCACTGCTTACCCGAACATCTATCTTAATTTCAGTAAACGCTACGGCCTTATGCTCCGCGATTCTCGCGCCATCAAGGTTATGAAATTCGCAGCCAGCTAACCAAACCCTTGCCCCGGCTTCGGCCGGGGTATAGTTCAGCTCACGGAGGTTTATCGTGAAAAAATTTAGTTTTACCGCTTTTCTTATTATCTTGTCTGCTTTGACGCTATTGTTGCCCGACCCGGGCTTGAGCGCGAGTAACGATCTTGCTTCTCAACTAGACATTGAGACCGTTCTGGAGCCGGGTGCCTATTCTTCAGATCAGACCTCCAGCGCGATCGACGCCGGCAACTACCGTGCGCATCTCTTTGGCGTCTATGTTTCTGTTGGCTCTTACACCAAAGAACTTAGTATCAAATTCAATCTGGAGCACTGCGCTACCAGTAACGGCAGCTTTACCGCTGTTATTTCGTCCGACATGGTCGGCGTTACCCCCAACGCGTCAGGCACTATCTACACGGTCGATGAAGACATCACCACTGCTGCTTATCAGGAATTTCTCTACGTCGGTCGCATGCCATACCTGAAGATGACTACCGACTTTGTCGGCGAACATTCAGTTGCTACGCCAACGGTCGCAATCATCGACGTCAAGGGCAGCAAGATCATCGGTAGGTGATCAACGATGAAACTCAAATTTACCAAAACCTTTAAATTCGCCCACGGCGGCACCCAGATTGAGTCCTTTCAGCCTGGCCAAGTCGTAGAAAATCCGTCAGACAGGCTTTATGAAGTAGCAATTGAGGAAAAGGTAGCAATCGACCCCGACGCAGTTAAAGAACAGGCCAAGCCCAAGGCCGCAAAAACTAAGGCATAACCATGCTTAACTACAAGATCACAACCCAGCCCACCACGGAGCCCGTCACTGTTGTGGAAGCAATGCAGCAGTGCAGGCTGACCGCCTCAGACCTTGCCGCTGACACCAACCTGTCGGCAGAGCTGCAGCGCCTTATTGTCGCCGCTCGCAAATACGCCGAAGGTGTTACCGGTAAAAGTCTGGCAGAAAAAACTGTGACGGCTGTGTGTGATTCTTTCCCTTCCGGCAATGTCATCGTGTTGCCGGTAAGCCCGATCAAAGAGTTGACTTCGCTGTCATACAAAAGTGCTGATGGTGTCAGCGTCGATGTCTCTGACCGGGTTATCATCGATGATTATTCCTTTCCGTCCAGGCTGGTTCTCAAATCTTCGCAGAGCTGGCCCACGGAGACCCTTTATGAAGTAAACCCGATATCTATTGTTTACAAGGCCGGGGAAACTCCCGGCGGCAACATCAAGGCCGCGATGCTTCTGATGATAGCCCACTGGTTTGATAACCGTGCCGAAGTCGTGACCGGACAGGAATCTTTTTCTATTCCTTTCGGCGCTGAAGCGCTTCTCGGACAGGAAAGGCACCCATACACATGACCAGAGTCGGACAGCGCAGAACCCTGATAACCATACAGCAGGAAACCGCCACCAGCGACGGCATGGGCGGCAAGACTGTCGAATGGTCTGAATTTGCAAAAGTCTACGCTCGCCAAATCATCAGACGCGCTGACGCTAACACAATAGCCGACCAGATCGAGAGCGCTCAGTATTCACGATGGGACGTCCGTTACATCGACGGCATTTCTCCCAAAATGCGCATTGTGGTCGGTTCAAGAGTTATGGAAATCAACGCTGTTTATGACCCGTCGCAGAAACGTGAACGCCTCGAAATAGTCTGCACTGAGTTACAGAACCCGGGGGTGTGAAATGG